AACCAACACTACGAGCGACAGTCCGAACGCTTCAACGTGAAGCCGGTAAACTTAAAAGGCAAGTTGAGAAGCTACAGGAACGAAATCAGGAGCTATTGAAATGCGTGAGACAATTGACAAACAAGAACCATCCAGCAAGGAGGGCGGGCAAATGAAAGCAGGCGATAAGGTTTGGGTGTTGTGCGAGGTAAAAGACAAGGTCGATGGCACTGTTCGAGTCGAAGGCGCTAAAGGCGCGACGTGGTGGATGTATGCCGATCACTGCCGACCCGAGGCGAAAATGCTTGACAGTACGGAATTGGCATCGAAATACAGCAAAGGAATCGAGGTGCAAGGTGAGTAAATATAAGGTCGGAGATAAGGTCTGCGTGTCGTGTGTGGTGACGGAATCCGAAATCCCTTTCGGCGATGATCGTCAGAGGATTTCGGTTGTCTACGGTCCTGTAGGTTTTCGGGCTATGCTGAAAGATTGCCGACCCGTCGAACCGCCAGTTGTCAAGGATTCCTTTACAGGTGAAACTAACATTCCGGAAATTCCGGATAGTTTGAGCGGCCCCCTAGCCCCTAGCCCCTGCATGGACGGCGTAAACGTCGATGAGTTTGTCGATGGCATAATGGAGGCCAGAGGGCGGGTTAGCGACCCTATCAAGGTCGGCGATGCGGTGCGATTTGTTTTGCCAGGGCATAAGCATCACAACACGGAGGGCACGATTGTTTTGATTGAGGGCAGTTCGGAACGCAGATATAGCTTTGAGTCTAATTGCGGGCACATTAAAGGGCTTTGCACAATCGCTGAGCTTGAGAGAGTCGACAGGAAGGCTAAGCAAGAGACGGGTTTTCAGTGCGGTCCGGTTATCGACCCCATTAAAGCTGGCGATGCGGTGCGATTTGTTTCGCCTGGGCATAAAAGGCACGGGACGGAAGGCGTCTTGAAATCAATCCACCACGGGCCAAAGAACGCTTACTTTTTCATTTCCGATTGCGGCCAATTTCATCGCTATTGCACGGCATTGGAACTTGAGCGAATTATAAAGCGATACCGCGAACCGACGCTATCCGACCTAGCAAACGGGCCGATTGAGTGCGAGTATCGGGACTCAGACGAAGAAAATTGGCGAAGCGGTTTCTTGGTTCATATTCTCAATGGGGACATTTCGTTTCTTTGCGTCAATCAAGAAAAAGAGTTGAGCGGCCAATGGGAACAATGCAGAATCGAAGTGGGCGAATGGTTTATCTAGGCATTGACCCGGGGCCGGTCGAAAGTGCGTTCGTCTGGTGGGACTCGGAATCCGAAAGAGTTATCAAGCTCGAATCGATTCCGGCGTTTCGCATTACCACCCACACGCTGAAGGGATTGCTTCGGGAAGTCGATCACGTTTCGATGGAGTGGATCGAGTGCTTCGGTATGGCGGTCGGCCAAGAGATGTTTCGCACAGTAGCGGGCATCGGCTGGTTTGCGTCGTTGCTTTCGGACTTCGATAAGCCCCTTCGGCTTGTACCGCGTCGAGCGGTTAAGTTACACTTGTGCAATTCGATGCGGGCTAAGGATGCCAACGTTCGACAGGCTCTTATCGATCGCTTCGGCAAAGTGGGGACCAAGAAACAACCCGGCAAGCTCTACGGCGTGGCAACCCACTTTTGGGCGGCTCTTGGCGTGGCGGTGTACTCAGCGGATGTTTTTGACCCGTCGCAGTTTTGGATTGAGGATTTACGCAACAAGGCAGGAAAATAATGGAACGCAAAAACATAATCCAACCTCCCGAAGTTTGGGAGGCTTGGTCTTACATTGCCGAGAAAAAAGGCTGGACAATGGCCCGGTTCATTTTCGAGGCAGTAAACAAGCAATACGGGCTCCACCAAGAGCGACCGGGGCGAGGGCGGCCAAAGTCCAAGCCGGTGGCCAGGAAGCGCAGGAGGGGCAAAGGATGAACCCTATCACGTTCGGTAGTTTGTTTGCTGGGATCGGCGGTATCGATCTTGGTTTTGAGCGGTGTGGCATGCAATGCAAATGGCAAGTGGAGATAAATGATTATGCCCAAAAAGTCCTCGCGAAGCATTGGCCGAAAGTCCATCGCGAAAGAGATATCCGAGAGTGTTCAGCCCGAAACCTTGAGCGGGTCGATATCATCGCAGGTGGTTTTCCCTGCCAGGATATTTCCTATGCCGGACTCGGGGCAGGTCTTGACGGAGAGCGAAGCGGATTGTTCTTTGAAGCCGTTCGCTTGGTTCGAGAATTGCAACCGAGAGCAGTTGTCTTGGAGAACGTGGCAGCGTTGCTTACCAGAGGGCTGGATAGAGTTCTCGGGACGTTGGCCGAGATCGGGTATGATGCGGAATGGCATTGCATACCGGCTGCCGCCGTTGGTGCCCCGCATATCAGGGACAGAGTCTTCGTCATCGGGTTTCTTTCCGACTCCATCAGCGCAGGAGCCAGGAATCAATCACGAGAGGATCGTGGACAAGAACGGGAATCCTCCGGAACACGCGAACCAGAGGCTCTACGACAAATACACAGGGAGGCTGATTCAGGACGGATTGAGTCAGTTTGTGAAGCTTTGGCCTACACCAGTCCGCAACTCGGGACTCGAGGTTGGGACGCCAACAGCGACGATGAGAATTCGAAGCAAGCGAGGCATACGAAAGACTCCCAACCCAGCGGAGCTGGCAGCGGGTGTCACACAGGAAAGTCGCCAGATGTGGCCGACGCCTACTTCCCGCATGCACAAGGACAACGGCAAGAGCCCATCGGAGTTAAACCGCAACTCGGAGACGCTAGCTATGAAAGCTGGTGGGCAGTTGAACCCGCAGTGGGTCGAGTGGCTAATGGGGTTCCCAGACGGGTGGACAGACTTAGAGGACTTGGAAACGCAGTAGTCCCGCAAGTCGCGGAGCTTGTTGGTAAGATGGTATTGCGGCGGCTAGAGCCACAAGAGGGCAGCAAATGACCAAGCTCTACCAATCCTGCCTTTGGGCCCTTCGATCCGTCGCGGTGCTTTGTTTTTGGGTCGACCTAGCGTCGCTCCATTTCGATTGGATAATCTTCGACGCATTGCACGAACTAGCGTTGATGAGTTGCCTGGCGGCGTTTCTGTTTTGCCTAATGTCGATTTGGTGTACTTGGTTTCCGGTCGATGAAAATTTGCCCCGGTGATTGTCAAGCCCCTTGACGGTGGATAAGATGTTGGCAAAGGAGAAAAACCATGAACATTTCAGAGCTTTTCAAAAGCAAGCGATTTTGGGCGGCAGCGGCTACGGTTGCCGTGGTAGTGCTCAAGGATCGCTTACCACTGTCCGAAGATCAGATTCAAGAGCTTGTTTGGGTTGTCGCGGCTTGGATCGTTGGCGATTCGGTCCGACCCGTGCCAAAACCCGATGAGGTGGCAAAGTGAGTTTTTTAGAGCGACTCCAATCAGCGGCCAAAAACCACGAAGCAACTTTTGCCCAGTGCTACGCCGAAGCAGGCGGGCGACCATTACGGGCTCGAATGAAGCTCGGGAAGCGGCTTTTTGCTTCATTCCGCAGCGAAGGTAGTTACGCTCTTGACCCGGCAACGATCGCGATGATTTTTGCCTTGATCAAGCTTGCTATTGAGGTCTGGAAATGGGCCAAAGACAACGGCTATCTTTCGACTTACGACTACCAAAAAGCCCCCATGCAAGCGATGTTACTCAGGGCCTACAACGCGGGCGAATACCCCGAAACGATGGCAGTCCCGGCTATGTTGAATGACATGCTCGATGACGCGATTGACGACGACGACGAATAACCCCTAGCCAACCCGAAACTACGCAGTAATAGGGGCTCGGTGAGTTGGCAGGGGAAAAATGGAGAGACGGATGGCAGCGAAAAAAGACAACTGGATTCCTTGGGTGATCGTCGCGGGGCTTGTCCTTTACGTGGTCAACCAGCAACCAAAGGGAGGGGGTGATCCATCTAGGCCGTCGGGGGTAACTGCGGTAGTCCGGTCGACGATTCCATCGATTCGAGCGGCTTACAAACAAGCCTTTCTTGATGCGGCAGCGAAGATCGAAAGCGGCGAAATCTCCAACCAAGAGCAATGGACCAAGTTTATTGCCGACAATGCAGGCGGGAAGAATCGCGAAGCTCTCGACCGGGTTTATACGGCGATCGACAAGCTTGATCTGCCGGTGACGTTTGCGGGCAAGGAATTTGAGATAGCGAAAATCAATCGAGAAATCGCGGGAGCGTGGTAACATGTGGCCAACTGGAAAATTCGAATCTGAGTCGCTTGCCATCGGGGTTTTTCTCGGTTTCTTAGTGCTGCTTTGCGGGGCAATTGCTTGGAGTTGCCTTGAGTTTGTTTATGGCTATTTGTCGACAAGGTGGGTTTGGTAATGACTGAATTAGGATTTGTCACTTGGAAGATTGTTCAGTTTGTCCTATGGGCAGGGCCTTTCGGCGTCGCGGCGTTCTTGGGGGCAATTGGAGGGGCGGCGTTCTACGCAGGCTACTTTTTCGACCCGGCGGCATTCGGGCTTAAGCGACCGAAGCGAGACCATAAGCCGATGCAGGCCCAAAAGCTCGACCATATCAAATACGATATACTACCCGATGGCACGCTAGGCCCGGGCGACAATCGAGGATTGGAGGATGGCGAATGAAGCGAGTGAGGCGGTATGCGGCTAGGATGGTTTTGTTTGCGTTGCTTGTCGCGGCATCTCCGTTTGCGATAACTAAGATACTAGCCGATGCGCTTTTTGATTTTGTCGTTGTTCCTATGCTCGACGGATTGGAGGCCATCGCCAATGACGACTGATTTTTTCACAGGCTACGACCCCACCATTGAGAACCGCGACGAGATCCGATCGACTTCGACCGAACTTGGGTTTCGCGTTGGCGATTACGAGTCCCCTGAGGAAATCGACCCTCGGCCAATGATGAGGCACGATAAGCAACTTAATATGAGTTCGTGCCAGGGGTTCAGCCTTGCCAATGCTTGCGAATGCGTTTGGGCGTTGGCCCAAGGTGGCTTCTCGGTCGAGCGGCAATTGTCGTCGCTCTACGCTTACCTTGAGTCTCAGAGGCTCGACGGCGGTAGGCTATTTGGGGTGGATAAGGGCTCGACGATCAACAGCGGGCTAAAGGTGGCAACTACGATCGGGATGTTGCCTGAGTCGGATTTGCCCTATCGGACACCCTACCCATCGAACGCTCGAACGATCGTAACCGATGCAATGCGGACCAAAGCAAGCCAGTTCAAAATCCGTTCGCATACTTGGCTAGAATCGTATGATGCAATCTTCCAATACTTGGCTAGCGGTGTCGGCGCGGTTCATACCGGAACAGGATGGAACGATAGTTTCTATGCCCGCAATGGAGTGCTTGAATCGATCAGTCTCAGAGGCATTGGTGGACATGCTACAGCATGGCTCGGCTACTCAAAACGCAAAGACCCAAAGGGCCGAAACTACATTTGGCGATTGAATTCGCACAACGATAGCTGGACAGAAATTGCCCCCTCGGTAATCGATCAACTTTGTCGACACGAATACACATCGATCGTCGGCCTTTCGGATTTATCGACGCCAGGTCCAAGGGCGGTATCTTGGATGAAGGACAGGCCACTAGGATGAACAACATCAATTCCCATCAATGGTCCACTGGCGGCAATTGCCCCAAGCCAGGCGAAACCAGCACAGCCAACGCAAGCCTAAAGCAGCTAGAAACTTACGCTAGGTTTGGGGTCTTGAAAATTGAAAAATGCGAATCGGTTCCGCTAGGATCGTTTTTATCAAGCATCCACAGGACAACCGTTTATGTCCACCCAAGCGAAGAGGATAAATTCAAAGCCTTGGCGGAAAAAGCTTGGGCGAATCGCGTAAGAAAAACAGAGCCCGACTCATTACGGGCGGGGTCTTAGCATGCCAGAAAAAGGGAGTCCAATCTTGTTGTTAATCGCACTAGGTTTGCTTTACTGGGCGTCTATTCCTGTTGACGGTCCAGATCCTACGCAATGCGACTTGATGGACACGGTGCCATTGATCGAGGAAGTCGCAACCGTCGAGTTTATCGCTCCCCCAAAGGAACCGGACCCCATGCCAAGCCCAAGCGACAAACCTCACGAAAAGACAAAACGCGAAGTGCTAATTTTCGTCTCCAAGAATTGCCCCCCTTGCGAGAAGTGGAAGCGGTGCGAAATGAATCGATTTCTCGATGCAGGCTGGGCGGTTGGAATTGTCGAGGTTCATTCATACGGGATTACACCGACGTTTGAAATTGAATCGAACGATAAGAAAGTGACGATGAAGGGCTACACGACCTTGGAGCAAGCAGCGGAGGCGGTGCGATGAATTGGATAGTCCTGGCTCAATTGACATCAAACGACACTTCAATCATCGCCATAGGAACAGCGATTGCCGGGGCCCTAACCTCGGCGAACGTGTACCAATACTTGCTATCTCGCAAAGATTACGAGGAATGCCGATCCGACAGGCAGAGACTCGGCGAAAAAATCGAGTCACTGCAGGCCGAAATGGTCAAGCTAGCCAAAGGGGTCGAATAATGACGTACCGAAAAGCAATCGAATCCATAAGCGACTGGCAGGAAATGACTGACGCGGGCGTCATTGCAGCGGTCAGAGCTAAGTCGTTCCTTTACGTTGATACCGATCGATGGACCCTGCTTGGGATCGCTCAGATCATTGGACCGGCGGAAGTTACGGCGTTTATCACTTTTTGCCAATCGATTGGTTTTGGGTGGATTGCAACTCAGGCGGCGGGATCGGGTCTACCGATCGGCGATCCAGTCTTTAATGCTCAACTCTTGGCAATTTCCGACTCTCGATGCCAAGCCATCGCGGCGGCAGGGCGTCGTTATATTTCAGCCTGCGAGCGGTTTGGCGTGGCCGAAAGCGACACGGCGATTCAAGCGACGATCAGCCTTTTGAGGCTTGAGATTGACCGAAAGGCAATCCGAAAAGAAGGCTCTGATACCTACAACGCTTTTTGCCATTTAGTCGACCAATGGGATGGAACGGGCGAAAGGCCGAGCTTGTGCGCGAATGGGAATTAGCAGAATCAGCGCAGCCACGAACAGCGGAACTACGGTTGCGATTGGCACGCACGCACCTAACGACACGCCTGTTATCCTCGCCTACCGGGACAACAGTGCAACGGCTCCGACCGTTCCCTCCGGCTGGAATTATTTCCAAGTTGGCTCGGGGACTACAGCGTTTTCGATCGGGTGGAAACGTGCTACCTCAGCGGGCGAAACCAGCGGCACCTGGACTAATGCGACTGCGCTCCATGCACTGGTCTATCGTGGAGGTGCTGACAAGATTGTTGTTCCAAAATTCCTAAGTCAAACAACAGGCACATCGGCAACGATCGCGATCAATGCGCAGACTTCCGGCTCGTTCGAGGTCAACGACGAAGAAACTTGGCTGCTTGCGTTTATCGCGCAAAGAAACCCATCGAACAATTTGCAATCCGCATCATGGACAGGTCTAACTAACGTCACAAGCTCCACAGATTCAAGTGCATGGCAAGCTGTTGCAAATGACTCTAATGCAGACCGAACCACGGCATGGCCGACTACCTCCGCAACCGTGGCTAACTCGGCAGTTTGGCGTACTTTTTTGCTTGCCCTACAGGAGGTGCCAACGCAGTCGGCGGGTGGCGGCGGCGGTATTTTCTTTCGTCCTGGAATGAGCGCGGGGATGAGCGAATGAGACGGAAATTATATGCCGGAACAACTTCGCTCACCCTCACAATTGTCGTTTACGATACCACATCAACGACAGGAGCGGGGCTTGCCGGACTGACCCACACAACGAGCGGGTTAATCCTCGAATACCGAAGGCAAGGCCAGTCGACTTGGACGCAATTAGGGGTGGCTACCGGATTGGTTTCAAAGAATCTCGGAGAGTACGTTTCGGGTGGCATTTGTGTAAACGGGGACAGGGTGGGCCGATACGAAATCGGCATACCAGACGCGGCGATTGCAGCGGGTGTTCGAATGGTCGAAATCTGCCTACGAGGTGCTACGAACATGCATCCAGTAGATATTGAAATCGAACTTGACGCGGTTAACTATCAGGATGCGGCGGCGTTTGGGTTGTCGAAGTTTGGTGACATCGAAACTGATACCCAGAATATCCAATCAAGGATTCCGGCGGCATTGGTCGATGGCAGGATCGCGGCAAATGCTCAGGTGGTTGGGGACAAGACCGGCTACACGGCAACGGTCTCAGATAAAACAGGGTTCAAGCTTGCGAGCGATGGTCTAGCACTTGTCACGGCATGGACGGTTGGAATAACCGGTAACCTTACAGGCAACGTGACGGGATCGGTTGGCTCGATCAATGGCGTGACCTTCCCAATCAACTTCGGCAGTCTCAATATCACTGTCGGCGGCGGGATCGCAGAACTAGGGCCGAACGCACTTGCGGCTAATGACCTTTACACGCCGATAGCCCAGGCGGTTTGGGGCCAATTGACAACCGCGACATGGGCGACCAATAGCTTCGGTAAGCAGGTGCTCATCGGATCTAGCACGCAGCGAACCGTTGCGGTAACCGGGTCTAATCATGTTGCGGCCGTACTTCACGATGCCGAGCCAAACTCGATTCCCGAAGACG